TGACCCGGAACGTCGCCAACGAGACCGACGAGTACAACCGGGCTCAGTGGGTCCGTATCTCGAGGGCGGCCGTGGGTGTGAACATCCTGACCGATGAGCCGTGGATTCAGAACGTGGTGGGGCCGTTCGTGAACGCGAACGTGAACCTCGTCACCAATCTGGCTGAGGACTACGTCTCGCGCATCGAGGAAACGGTCATGAGGGGGGTTCGCTCAGGCGCCCGGCATGAGCAGATTGCCAAAGACCTGTTCGCTCAGAACATCCCCGGCAGCGCGTACCGGAGCGCGAAGAACAGGGCCAAGCTGATTGCACGGGACCAAATCGGGAAGCTGAACGGGCAACTCACTGAGCAACGGCAGGCGGATGTCGGCGTCGATGAGTACATCTGGCGGACGGCAGGGGATATCCGGGTGCGCGGTACTCCGGGAGGGCCGAACGCCAACTCCCGGTACAGCCACTACGCCCGCGCCGGGAAGAAGTTCAAGTGGTCCGAGCCCCCGGCCGATGGGCATCCGGGTGAGGCAATCAACTGCAGATGCTACGCCGAACCCGTATTCGGCGATGAATTCGACTCAGAGGAAGTCAAGAACGCGCCACTCGGGAGGGCGGCATGAACGAGAGTGTCAAGGACTCAGTACAGGCCATGCAGGGGTTCGTGGAGAAGTGCGCGAACGGGCGCCTTTCAGGGACGGTCGTGTTCACCCTGCATTTCAGGAACGGCGGCGTCGGCCGCACTCAGGTCGAGACGAAGGAGGACTTGAGGTCAAACAACGGGCAGAAGCCCGATGACGGGAGGGTTCGCAATGGGTGAGCAGCAATCGGCACCGAAGCCGGAGAAGCGCGAAGTGGACGTGGTCACCATCTACAAGTGCAAGAAGCACGGGTACGTGGACCAGTCCTTCATGATTCACACGGACAAGACCCATGAGAAGGCGTGGATGTTCTGCCCGTACTGCCTCGGTTCGACTCTCGCGGCCTTCGTGCCAGCGATGGGGGTAGTCGGGAACTTCAAGATGCACGTCCCGCCGACACAGGAAGAAATCGATTGGGCCGCCCGGCTGGTCGACAAGGATGACGAGCCCGATGTGGTGGACGCCACGGCGCCCGAAGATGGGGCTCAGGAGAAAGAGGTTGACAGCGACCCGGCCTGAACGTATTATGTGAAGGTACAGCGGTTCGCCATCGTGGCCTTCTTCGTTCTGCCATGAGGCCCGCAGAGGACTCCCAACCTCTGTGGGCCTTTGTCCTTTCAGGAGCAACCGAATGCCCTATCCGAACGAGCACGCAGCCCGCATCAAAGCCCCGAGTGGCTTCACGAAGTTCCGCAGAGAGAAGAACAAGCTCGGACAGGGCATTGATGTCATCTACGGCATCGATTCAGACGGCAAGTCAGTAGTACAGGCCATCCGGTTCTCCAAATCCAAGTTCACAGTCGAGCAGGCGAAGAAGTGGCTCAAGGACCACGACTACGACCCCCTTGAGTTCGAAGCGGCATCCGGCAACGACCGGGCAGATGGCGTCGAGCGTCAGGTGCGGTGGGACCGCGCCACCATCCGCAAGGCCACTCGCACTCCTGAGGGCTTCCTGAAGGCCGATGCAACAGTCACCCGGACGGGGGTATTCGAATACAGGAACGCCGATGGTTCCCTCCGCAAGGAGCTCCGGCATCCGGATGACGTGATGGATGGTGTCTCACTGGACTCGATGAAGATGATTCCGGTGACGAACGGCCATCCGCCCGAGCGCATTGTGACATCGGAGACAGCACGCTACTATCAGGTCGGCGCCACAGGCGAGAACATCCGGCCCGATGGTCAGTTCGTGGTGAGCCCCCTTGTCATCACCGATGGTGACGCCATTGCCGAGATTGAGCGTGGCCGCAGTCAGGTGTCGCTCGGATACGAAGTTGACCTCCTGCCCGAGAGAGGCAAGTTCCGGGGCGATGACTACGACTTCCGCCAGACGAACATCCGGTACAACCATCTGGCGCTCGTGGACGAGGCCCGAGCGGGCGACGAGGCTATCATACATCTGGATTCAGCGGACGCGATGTCCGAAGGTATCATCGAACGGCAAACCGAACCCCAATCTCAGGAGGAACACATGGGGAAGTTCAACATCGACGGTATTCCGTATGAGGCCGCTCAGGAAGTCATCAACCACGTCGGGAAGGAAACGGCGCGGGCGGATGCTGCCGAGAAGGAACTCGCGGAGACCAAGAAGGCTCTGGCGACGGCCGAGGGCGAGCGGGATGCTCACAAGGATGAGCTCGACAAGCTGAAGAAGGCCGACAACTCCGATGCCGTGCAGACGGCGGTCAAGGCCCGTCGTGAGCTCGAGCGCAAGGCGGAAAAGGTGCTCAAGGGCGACGGCGAGGTCAAGGTGGACGAGCTCAGTGACCGTGACCTGATGGTCGCAACGGTCAAGAAGGTCCATGCCGATGCCGACATGGCCGAGAAGTCCGACGAGTACGTGCAGGCCCGGTTCGATGCCGTCGTGGAAGCGGCTGGCACCTCGGACGGCGCGGCTGCCGACACGCGGGCCAAGGCGGGCGGGGACCAGATGGTCCACAGCGACACGAAGGGTGAGCCGGTCGAGGATGCGCGGAAGCGCATGATTGAGCGCATGACCAAGAAGGACCAGAAGGGCGGCGACGGCAAGTAGGCTCCGGGCCTACGACCCTGAGTGACCATATCCATCAACCGTTTCACGTGAAACAGGAGAATCAACATGGCTCAGTATGACCGGAACATCCCGACAGCGTTTGCCGGGCTGAAGGCGACGAGCATGGAGGACCATGTCGAGTCGTTCGCTGCAGAAGGCGCCATCGAGTTCGGGCGTGGTGTGGGGAGCGAGTCTGGCAACACCCAGAAGGTGAGGGCGTTCGCCAACGACAACGCAAAGCTCGTGTTCGATGCGGACTTCGTGACATCGAACAAAATCAACGGCAAGGTCAACGGTGTATCGTGGACAGAGGTGGATTTCGACACCGACCACGACACTACGGCGGCGAATCTGGCAGCGGCAATCGCCGCCCTTACCGGGGTGACGTGCGTGCTGGACTCCACGGACGCCAACAAGCGCACCTTCCTCATCGAGAACACCGATGGCTCTGCCATCACCGTTACCGATGTGGCGGTGACGGGCGGGGCGTCTCAGGCTGGCAGCACGGTCACGACCAGTTCCGACGATATCTTTCGCGGCATTTCTCTGCATCAGCACAACGAGGCCCAGAAGTATGAGAACACGGACACCGTGTCCGTGCTTCGCAAGGGGCAGGTGTGGTGTGAGGTATCCGTCGCAGTCTCGGCCGATGAAGCAGCGTATGTTGATGTTGCGCTGGCAACCGGGAAGATGACCAATGTCTCCACGAACAACGTGGCTACGAATGGCGTGTTCCGTTCAACCACGTCGGGTGCGGGACTCGCCATTGTCGAAATCAACCTGCCGTAGCCGTATCTGACGCAGGGAGACCGTCACAGGAATCAACCCCAAACCGGAGATATCCAAATGGCTGAGAAGATTCACGCTATCAATCTGGACGCCGCGGACTCGGTGTTCTTCGCGAGGGAGCTGGAGTACGTCAAGACACAGACGTACGATGTGGTCTACCAGAACCTTCGCTACCAGCAGTTCCTGCCCATTTCTTCCGAGGTCGACCCCGGAGCGGACAGCATCACCTACCGCTCGTTCGACCAAGTCGGCATGGCGAAAATCATCGCCAACTACGCGGATGACCTGCCCCGCGTTGACGCCAAGGGAACCGAAGTCACCTCAAAGGTGCGCGGCATCGGCGACTCCTACGGCTACAACGTGCAGGAGATTCGCGCGGCTCGGATGGCAGGGCGCCGTCTCGAAACCCGTCGTGCGTCGGTGTGCCGTCGTGCCATCGAGCAAATCATGAACAACCTCGCGTGGCTGGCGAACGGTGAGGACGGGCTGTACGGCCTGTTCTACAATCCGAACGTCACCTCCGGGGCTGCCACGACAGGGTCGTGGGGCACGGCAACGGCCGACCAGATTCTCGCCGACATGATGGACTGTGTCGACGCGCCCACCACGCTCTCACACGGGGTCGAGCGGGTCAACACCCTGCTCATGCCCCTGTCGAAGCTCCGGCTCACGAACAAGGCATGGCGGTCGGCCAACTCCGATACGACCATCCTTGAGTTCTTCCAGAAGCAGCGGCCGTACGTCACGGTCGACTATCTGGAGGAGTGCGCCGGGCTCAACCCGAAGCCGTCCGGTGGTGCCGGTCCGACCGACATCATGGTCGCCTACGACAACAACCCCGACAAGCTGACCTTCGAGATTCCGCAGCCGTTCGAGCAGTTCCCGGCGCAGCCCCGGAATCTTGAGCAGGTCGTACCGTGCCATGCTCGCTCAGGCGGGACGCTCGTGTACTACCCTGTCTCGGTCAACATCGCCGAGGACCTGTAGGCACAGGCGAGCCAGATGAATGCAAGCCCGGAGGGTACGCGCCCTCCGGGTTATCCCTACCCAAATTCCTGCCGTGGAGGAACCATGATTGTCACCAACGTGCGGACCAAAGTCATACGGGCCATGAACGTCAGCTTCATGCCCGGAACAAACGTCATCGAGACCAAAATCGCTGACCTGCTCAAGCAGAACCGTGGCTTCAACACTCTCGTGAGCGACGGCACCCTGCTCGTCAAGAAGGAGACAGAGGCTCCCGCTGCTGAGGATTCATCCGGAGACAGCGGCAAGCTGACGGCTCCCGAAATGGTCGCAGTGGTCAACGGCATGTGTGATGTCGAAGGGCTCACGAAGCTCAAGGCATCCGAGACGCGCAAGACCGTGCTCAAGGCCATCGATGAGCGGCTGTCAGAGCTCAACAAGACCGATGACGGCGAAGGCGGCGAAGGCGGTGATGGCGGCAACGGAGGCGAGTAGCCGATGGCTGTCAGCATCCAGAACATCATCGAGGCGAGGCGCCCGAGTACCGTAATTGATTCCCGGGTGAACACCCTCATTGCTCTCGCCAAAGAGCAGACCGACGCAACGGCGTGGGGCGACTTCTACAATCAGGGAGTCGCCCTGCTCACGTGCCACTGGCTTGAACTCGATTCGCGCTCCGCGAGTGCGGTCGGTGGCGTCACAGCCGAGAGGGAGGGCCAGTTGTCCCGGTCCTACGGAGGCGTGAATTCAGTCGATGAAGAACTTGGGAGCACAATCTACGGCGCCGAGTATCTGAGGCTCCGAAGAACAATCCCGTCCTTCCTCGTGAGAGGGATGGACGAAATGCCGAAGTCGAACAATGCCTCCTTCTAATGTCAGAATCATCGACCGAGGGCTTCTGGGCATCATCGCTGAGTCGAAGATGTTCCAGCGGTCCTATACGAAGGTAGGTCTACCGGCCGAGGGGCCGTTGGGTGAGCCGAGTGATACCACCACGGGCACCCCCCGCAAGACCGTGGCCGACAACGTGATGGTCGGCGCCGTTCACGAGTTCGGGGCTCCGAAGCGCAACATTCCCGAGCGGTCATGGCTGCGGTCAGCGTTCGACAAGGAGCAGGGGCGCATCAAGGAGCTCATGGCTCTGAGCTACGACCGGGTTCTGCAGGGGCGCTCCACGGCCCGGCGCGAATTGGCAGCCATCGGCGAGTGGTTCGTGGCGCGGGTCAAGGCCAACTTCCCGCCCGAGGGGGCGCCCGGCCTGTCCGGGGCGACCATCGCCGCCAAGCTGAAGAAGGGAGAGACACAGCCGACCCTGCTCGTGGAGACGGGGCAGCTCAGGAATTCAGTCACTCACGCGGAGGTGATACGTGGGTAGCTCATTCCGCAAGGCACTCACCGGCACTCGGTATTCGGCCGGCTCAAACGTCGACGGACATTGGGTTGAGGGCGGCGCCACGGCCCTGAACTTCACAGCCAGCGTACAACCCATCCGTCCAGAGGAAATGAGCCTCGTGCCTGAGAATCGCCGTGACACGGCCCGATTCGCACTGTTCACCGACACGCGCCTGCTCACCGCAGACGATGAAGGGGCGACCAATGCCGACCGGGTCACGATAGACGGCATCCAGTACGAGGTGTTCGCCTGTGACATCTGGCAGAACGATGTAATCCCGCACTACCGGGTACTCGTGGCGACGGTGAAGGAGTTGGCAGCCCCATGAACATCACGAACGTACAGAAGGCCATGTATGACTTCGTGAGCGGCGTTGTCGCGCCGTGGGAGGTGATGTGGGCTGAGGAGAACGCCCCGGCGCCGGACGTGAAGCACGTCATTCTGCGCATCACGGGGCTCCCGAAGGTGGGGCAGGACGAGAGCAACTTCCGCGACCAGAGCGGGATACTGACCATCACCGGGAATCGAGAGTTCACCTTGGAGGTGCAGACGTATGGGGCGGGGGCTCAGGCCCAAGCCACGGCAATCGACTCCGCTGTCGAGAAGCCATCCGTACTACAGGGCCTCCGTGATGATGGAATAGCGTACGTCGATTCGGCTCCGGTGCAGAACTTGACGTATCTCGTGGAGACCCGGTATCGTGAGAGGGCTCAGGTCGATATGCGCTTCCGGATTGCTGAGAGCCAGACCGATGATGTCGGGTACTTCGACCATGTAGAAGGCGAAGGCACCTACGAAAGCCCCGGACAGGCTGACGTGGTGGTGCCTATTGAGGTTCCGCAAACGTAACGGAGGGCTCCCATGAGCAGCATTGAACAGTACGTTGACGTACAGATTTCTCAGCAAACCACGGCGGTCTCGAAGGCCGGATTCGGCACCCTGCTCATCGTCGGGCCGAACCCCACTTTCTCGGAGAGGACCAAGGCGTACACCCCGTCAGAAATGGCTGGCCTCGCCTCAGACCTCACCGGGGGCGCCACGGACCCTGAGTACAGGGCGGCGAGCACACTCATCAGCCAGAACCCGCGTGTCACGCGGTTCAAGGTGGGACGCATCGATGGTGGTGACGCCGACATGACCGCCACCCTCGATGCCATCAAGAACGAGGACAACGATTGGTACGGCCTGATGACGGTCGAGCGGAACGCCACCGATGACCTCGCGGCCTCAGCGTGGGCACAGACCAACAAGAAGATATTCGGCGTGGCGGATGATGACGCGAACATCATCGCGTCCGGTGACACCACCTCCACCCCGAAGCTGATGTTCGACAACTCCCGCAACCGTTCCTTCGCCCTGTACAGTGGTCAGGCGGATGGGAGCGCGTCGGACCCGTTCGCAGAGGCAGGGCTGTTCGGCATCTGGATGCCTCAGACCCCCGGCTCGTACACTGTGATGTACAAGAGCATGTCAGGGGTGGTCGCGGATGTGCTGACCAGTTCGCAGCTCGGGTACGCGGCCGAGAAGTTCTGCAACACCTACCACGAGGTAGGCGGCGTCCAGATTATCGACGGAGGTTGGGTCAGTCAGGGCACCGTGAACTACATCGATATCATGGTGTTCGTGGACTGGCTGCAGGCTCGGATGACTGAGCGCATCTTCTCCCGGCTCGTCAACCTCGCGAAGATTCCGTTCACCGATGCTGGCATCGACCTGATTGTCGCCGAGGTGAAGGGACAGCTTCAGGATGGCATTGACGCGGGCGGCCTCGCAGCGGACCCGGCTCCGGTAGTCGAGGCGCCAGCGGCGGCCGATGTGGATACCACGGACAAAGCGAATCGCCTGCTCCCGGACATCACATTCACGGCTACCCTCGCGGGCGCCATTCACAAGATACAGGTTCGTGGCGTCGTGACCCTGTAGACGCTCCGAGGGACACCACAGGAAGGAGAGCACCATGCTCAAGACGTATGACCCGAAACAAGTCATCCTCACCTTCAAGGGAGCGGTCATCAACGGGTTCGCAGATGGCAC